GCCGTGGTGTCCTTGGACGACCACGACACGTCCTTCCAGACGGTGCAGACCGCGCCGTTAGTCTCGACGGTGCTGGTCAGGGTCACGCACCCGGTCAGGGGACAGATCAAGAGCATCAGAAGCGCCAAACGCATTGCGTGTTCTCCGTAGCACGTCCGCCGTCGCAGCAGCCTCGATCTCGGCCACCGCGTCCGCGCGGATCTTGTAGTAGACGCCGGTTAGCGTCATCAAGATGATGACGCCGATGATGGCGTAGCGCCCGACCGGCGTGAACAACAGGCTAAACACCGTGCTGATCCATGTTCTTTTTGCGCCAGTACCAGATGGCCCCACCAAGCCCCACGACCGCCGCCATAGCGACAAAGTTCGGGTTGCCGAGTAGGCCCACAAATTGATCCGCCACGTCAGACGCATCTTTCGCCTGTGCAGCGATCTCCTTAGCTGCGCCCAGACCTCCAAGCCCTGCCGTGAGTAGCGCCGCGTTACCTTGCTTGCTGTCCGCCATTGTTCGTGCAGGAACTGGATCGGGATCGGTGCGTTGCTCATGCTCTTCCACATGCTGGTCTGCGCTCCACCACGCACCCGCCGCCTGGCGACGGCGCACGAGCCCCGGCAGCACCTTGCCGCCGCCTTTGGTCCATTTCATCAACTCGGCAGGCACCGCGTCAAGATCGCCAGCGTTGACCTTTTTGAGCATCGTGGACGACTTGAGGTTGCCGACGCCCGCGTTGTAGGCGAAGTCCACGAGAACATCGAACTGGTTCTGGGTCAGTTTGACCTTGACCAAATCTATCACGGCGGTTTCGTACTTGACGATGTCGCGCTTGAGAATGTCTTCGGCCTGCGCCTGCGTGATGGTCATGCCATCCACAACCTGGGGAGCGCCCGCAGCCGAGGTGTGGCCGTAGCCGATGGTGCAGACGCCCGCTGGGCAACGGTACGCCTTCAGCTTGCAGCCTTCAAACTTCTTGAGCAGGTTGTCGAGACCGCCTTGGCTCATGTGCATGGCTACTTTTCCTCGATGTTGAACGTCAGGTTCTTGTGGTCCGGGTACGCGATCACGACGTTTCCCTCCGGACACTTGTACATAATCCGAGCAATTAACTTTGCCGCGCCAGGAGCGATGGCCCTTGGGTTCTCCACGGTCATCGTATATCCAAACTTGTCCACGGTCGGGCTGGCGGGGCCGCTGAACTTGGCGACTGACGGGAGTGCCTTGTGAACCATGTAATCCGAGTCGCGCACCTCAAGGCTGAAGTCCTCAACCGTGCAGTCGTCTCTGATCTTTTGGCGGGCGACCACCACCTTGAACTGACCGGATGCTGGACCGTTGGTGATGCTGAAGTGATCTGCATCCCACTTGAGAATGTCTTTGGGCGGCAATTTGACCTTGTCGTAGAGCGAATAGCCGCCGCCAATCATCGCCATGACCGCAGTCGCGACGGCGACAGGTTTGGTAATGGCGTCGGTGTCGATCACTTGTCGGCCTTCCCGTCAAGCTTGTCATAGATGCGCTGGAACATGGTCTCGATGTGCTCCATGCGCTTGTCTAGGTCAAACCGGCTGACGTAGTTCTTAGGCAGGTCTACCTCCAAACTATGAAGGTCTGATCTCAGTTCCTTGACCGCGCCCCAGACCTCCCGCGCAAACCAGCCGCCGATGGCGATGGCCGCACCGCCGACAAAGTTCATTAGTGTCTGCGTGTCCATCATCGACCTGCCAACGAATTTTGATTGCGACCGGGCGACAACGCGTTGTTACCCCTGCGTATCGTAAGTGTGCGCGGGATCGCAATGTCTTCCAAGCCGCTTTGTTGTAGCTCTTCGCTTGCAAGCGGGCCTGTGATGACGCTACCCGCCGTAGATGCAGGCGCAGTCGGTGGCATCTTTGGTTGAAATCCTTTTGCTTTCGCCACGCGCTCTTGCGCTTTGGTAAGTACCGCTATTGCGCTGTCAGGGTCGTCAACCATCATTTTGTAAAGCGCAACCGCAGCTTTGCGGTTGACGCGTTCTTCCATTTTTACAAGACGATTACGAATGGTGGTGTACACAGGCGTAAAATAATGCGGCGCGTCTCTGACCGACGCGCCCATCTTACGCGCCTGCTCTGTTGCTAGTTCTGTCGCCATGCCTCGTTCAGCCGCGCCGCCTTTTGTCAGCTCTGCGATCTGTTGCATACGTTTTATATCGTTGGCGACAACTGTGAGATCCGTCAGTTCCGCAGGAGTAAACGTGTCCGCCAGCTTAATTTCTGTATTAAGTTTGGTTGTCGGCGCTTCCTTGGCGACCGCGCGGACATCGCGCTGGTACTCAGCCATGCGCTTCAGTTCGTCAAAAGTCTTGCCGTCTTTCAGCCCAACTTTCAGCGCCTTGGCGTTGTCGGTCAAATACTGAAGCGCCTTCTCAGGCTCGTTAGCTTGGATCAGTTTGACCGCGCGGTCAGTAAGTTCGCCTTTCAGCGCGTCCATAGCCCCCGGCGATCCCTTGAGTTTAGATTGCACAAAGGACATGCGAACCGGCGATTCCAGCGCAAGATCGACGATACCTTGCGCGCTCAAAGGCTTTCCTTCAACGCCCTTAAACGTCTTAGACGCCAGCTCCAAATCCTTCATGCCTCTTTCGACGGTCTGCGCGTCTTTCAACGTCGCTTCCATCGCCGCGCGAACATCGACGCCGCCTTTTTCAAGCGCGTCTATCTGTCTGGCGTACTTCTGTTGAAATGCAGCGGCGTCCTCAAGTTTGACCGTTTTTGTAAGCGGGTCTGTTATCTGGTCACGGAACTTGCTCAACACGCCGGTTTTCATAGCATCTAGCGCGGTGGCGTCACCTTTGAACGTCGTCAAAAATTGATCTGCGCGCGTTGGTGCCTCAAGAAATTTAGTTACTGTTAAGTCGGGAAGCATCCCTGGTTCGTTCTTTTTTGTTGTGCGGAATATCTCGACAACCGGCCCCGTCTTAATTTGAGGAACGGTTTTGGTCCTGAACGTTTCCATACCCAGCTCATGAAGTGCTTTCACTTCAGGTGAAAACACATCACTATTTTTAATCGCAGCGCTTATGGATTTGTTGAGGTCGTTCAAATTTTTAAGTTCGCGCGCGCGGGTTGGGTCTAAAGTTGAAAGAGGCTTTGCCGCTTTAACGTCAGCGTTTACGGCCTCACGCAGCGCGTTAAGCGTAGCCAGATCAGCGCGCGCTGCGGTAGGTGCCCCCGCCGCCTCACGGAATCCTGCGCCGGGAGCCAACTCAGTCCACGCGCCGGGCGTCGGAGGGCCTTGCAGCCCCGCCAGCAACTTTGCAGTTTCAGGCGCAGTAGCGGGGTCTATCTGCGACAGAGGTTTGCCAAGGATGCGCTCCGCTTCAGACACGATGTTAGAAATGTCCGTTGTAGCCCCGCCCGCAAGTTCTTCAGCTTTTTTAAATGGCGTAGACACTTCGGTCTGCAACCCTTCTTTAATTTTTTGCGCGCGGGCGGCAATAACTTTGCCGGTCTCGGCGGGGCTTACGTCCGGGAGCGCCGCAGGGAGACCCTGCGCCGTGTTCTGAAGTGCGGTTCGTTCATCAGCCAATTCGCGCAGCAACGTGTCGCGCACCTGCTTTAGCTGAACCGTTTCAGGAGCCATTGTGTTCGCGCGCGCCGCCAGATCGGCGTCGATACGCTGCAACTGCCCCTGTATTGCTGCGATCTTCTGTTGCTGGTTTGCAAACGTCTTGCGCGCCAATTCAGGACTAGCTGCGCCGAGCCCCTGCTCCAACCCCGCAAGCGTGGGGCTTTCAAGACCGCCCGCCAAAGCGCGTTCCGCCATCGTAGGCGTAGGTGCGCCTGGGGTCGTCTTCATCCCCTTGGATGCTTGCAGAGCTTCCACAAGCTTATTAACGTCTTCGGCCTCCATGAGCGCGTTGGCCGCTACTCGCTCAGGGGCGACCAACGGCGCGACTACCCTAGACAGTGTGCCGTATGGAGATGACTTTGCAACTACGTTGGCGGCTTTTTGCGCTCCGTACAGAACGGGCGACAGCGGGTCAGTAGCGATAGCGCCTGTACGCAGCGCGCCGGACACTTTAGGCGCGAGCTTAGCCGTTGCCAGCGATCCGCCGGTCAACAACGTGCTTACATCAGAAGCAAAACCGACAGGATCGGTAGCGATCTTGTTTTTGATGGCGTCTTCGCTGCCGTATTCCGCCGCGTACTGCCCGCCAACAGACTGAGCAAGTTCGGTTATCCGTTTGGCGGCTTCAGGGTTGTCGTATTGATCTATGAAGTTAAACACAGATTGCGGCAACACTTTTTGCGCGCCGACGCGCAAGCCACCCGCCGCAAGATCCGCCATGCCGCCAAGTGTAGTCAACGGTTGTGAAACGGCTTCGTACAGGCCTTGCCCAAACTTGGCGGCGGAGGGGCCTATGTTAGAGATAGCTTCGCCCGGCACGTCCGCCCACGACCGACGACCAACAGGAACGCCTCCTGAAGCGGGTGCGTCAAGCGTAAAACCCGCAGGCAATTCGCCCCCCGCAGATGCGGCGGGCGGCGCGTCGAGCGTAAAACCGGGGGGAAGGGTTGATGCCATTATGGTGATGTCCATTGCCCGTTGCGGAAGACAAGTTTTGCGCCGTTAGGGCCAGTTGCCGTTTGGCCTTCTGCGTATTTGCTTTCCTTTGCGGCGGGCGCGGCCTCACCCCCAACTTTAACCACGTTTGCGTTGCGGTTACGTTTCATAATGTCAAGAACTGCCTTAGCAGCAGCCACTCGATCCTCAACAGTTTTTGATTTGTCCGCAAGAAGACCAGCTTGACGCTCGTAAGATTCACGGTCGGCGTCCGATTGTGGGCCTTCAAAGCGCGGCACCATTGCAGTTAATGCACCTGCAAGAGGTTCAAGCGCCGCATTGGCCCTTGAGCCCGGCGTAGACACGCCAAACACTCGCAAGGTGCGGTCTACGCCCGCGCCGATGTCGCTACCGGTTGCCCTGCTAAGCAACCCGCCTGGCTTAATGGCGTCACTTAGTTGGCTTATCAGATCGTCGTACTTTGGTATTTTTTCGCTTGCTTCAAATTTAGATTTTGACTCCAGTTTAGCTGCTTCGGTCGCGCCAGCAACTTCTACTTTACGGATGTCGGCTTGACGTTCAGCTTCGCCGCGCGATTCAGGCTCACGGAAAATGGACAAGCTGGGCACGTTACCTTGCTGACCAAGCATCATAGGCACGCGCTGCGCGGGCGGCGGCTGAAGCATAGCGTTAGGCGCGCTCCCTGCCATCGGGGGTTGCGGCGCAAGATTGTTTACTGCTGGACCTCCGCCGCCGCCTGGCACGGCCATCGGCACCCGGCGTTGCGAAGCGCCAGACGGATCAACCGCCATAACGCCAAGCATTGGGTCTACCATAAGTTTAGGTTCTTTGGGTTTAAGGGAAGATACAATTTCAGCGGTCGTCATCATTGCGCGATTGACGGCTTCGGGCGAGTAGGTCGGGTTGTAAAAATTTTTCAGTTTAGGCGGAAGCGCCTCGTACAGTTTACCATATACGCCCGCGCGTTGATCTTCGGGATACGATTCAACAACGCGGAGTGCTTTTTCAAAACCGTCGCCGTGTTTGCTGACAAGATCAACTGTAGCCGTGTCCGCGCGGATGCGATCCAACTCAGCAGCGCGAGCAGCCGCCGCAGCCGCTGCGCCTGCCGCTTGCTGTTGCCGTTGGTATGTAAACGCTTTTAGCCCCGCTTCATAGTCAATGCGTCCTGCGGCCTCGGCAAACGCTTTTGTATTTGCGCCGTATTGCGCCGCAGCGGCCCGCAACGCGTTCTCTTTTTGAAGTTCTGCCGCCCGCTGCTGCATGAGCATGTTGGACGTTTGCATCTTCTGCATATGCTCCGCCATAGACAGCATATTGGGGGCTTTATACGGCTGGATCTGCGATGCAATGCTGAAGTCGGCCATTGTCGTAGATCCTTAATAGGGGCTGTATTGATTGAACCCGGACATGTTTGCTGCATTTATTTGAGACAGATCAGATGGCGAGTAAGCCAAATTAGGATTGTTATACGCGGTGGGGTTGTTACCGCGTAAGCTATTTATCAATGCGTTTGTCTGGTACTGGCTGATGCCTTGCCCAAGCCCCTGATTGATGGCGTTGGTAGCGCCGACGTAACCTGACGCCGTAGCTTGTCCAGCGTTAGCAAGGTTCTGCGCCGCAGCCGTGCCGTACTGCCCCGCAGCCGCTGCGGTGCCTGCCGCCGACGCCTGACCAATCCGCGCCAGATCGCTATAACCCGTGCGTTCGGCTTCCTTCTGTTGCATGAACCTGTTGAAAGCGTTGGTATATTCCTGCGACCCGGCTTGCTGGCCGTAATTCGTTGCGGCCTTGAGCGCCGCCCCAGAGATCAAACCACCCCGCGCAGCAGCTTGCGCATTTAGGCCCTTCATACCTTCGCTTAACCGAAACGCATAGCCAGGGTCTGCTGTGAACTGGTCCATGCCAAACCGCTGGTTGTAGCCGCCGTAATTAGAAGCAGACGTATCGCCGCCCACGCCAAGGTAGGACCGCAAGGCGTTCAGACCTTCAACGCCCGCGCCGGTGTAGGGGGCCAGATCCTCACGCTGCTGTTTGTACATCGCCAATTGCGTGGCGTTCGCCTGATTAGCAGCCTCCCGCTGGGCTTCAGCAGCCTTGCTGGAGCCGTACAGCCCCGCGCCTGCGCCTAGAACGGCAGACCCTAAAATGGCAGTTTCGATACCCATATCAGTTGCCCCTCACCAGCGCGCCGTCTTCGCGGGTTTTGAACCCAAGGCGGTCGAAGATACCATACATATACTCGTGCCCCGGCATGATCCGCGTGTGGGCGTCTTCATGCGCGAACAATTCCGCCAGTACTCCTCGCGTTGCCCACCGCCGCCGCCACTCAGGCAAGACTGACACATGAACTTCGCCGTCTTTGAAGTACGCCGCTCCTACACAGGTATCGTTGCGGACTATAGCCTTAACGTCCCAGTTTTGCAAAGAACGCTCATAATCCTCATACGCGATTGGCTGAGACCAGTCCGTAGCGCGGAAACCTACCTTCAACGCCAGTTCTCGGTCATCCGCCAACCGCGTCGCCATTCGCCACCTCAATATTCAACGATCACGACGCCGCCAGCACCCGTACCGCCGCCACCTGCCCCGCCGCCGCCGTAGTTGCCGCCGTTGCCGCCCGCAGCGTTAATGTTGCCGTAGCCGCCGCCGCCAAACGACGACGAGCCGCCAACGCCGTACACGCTAAAGCCGCCGGTCGTACCGCCGCCACCGCCGCCACTGCCAGACAAGTTGATGTCACCGCCAGAACCGACGCCGCCCGCGCCGCCGGAGATACTAGCCACTGTAGCGCCACCCGTCGCCGAGCAATACGCGCCAAACGAGGACGTGCCCGCTACGCCGCCGACCGTCACCGTCACCGTACCCCCCGGCGTCAGCCCGGTTACGATTTCAATGGCCGTACCGCCGCCACCACCACCGCCACCAGCACCCGCCGCGCCAGATCCACCGCCACCAACGACGGTTACCTTAGCCCGCGTGATGCCCGCCGGAACGGTAAACGTGCCGCTGGACGTGAACACTTGCACATTGGAAAAACCGGTCTGTATGGTAGTGGACGACCATGTCGTGCCGTTGGACGCCAGCACGTTGCCCGATGTGCCGGGGGCCACAAACTGAACGGCAGCGACGCCGTTGCCGAGGATGACGTTGTTGGACGTGAGCGTAGCCGCCCCGGTGCCGCCGTTGGCGACGCCCAAGGGCGACGTTAGGCTGACAATGTTGCCATTTGTAATTGAACCGCCGTAGACGATGTTGTTGATGAGCTGGAACGTCGTTCCGTCGTACTCAACCAGCATCATCTTGCCGGATTGGATGTCGCCAGCCGACAGCGCCACCGAACCGTTCTTGGTGATGCTTGTGGCGGTCAAGCCATCGATGCTCAGGGTCGCCGCGCCGCTGTTGGTGTTGGCGGCGATGAAGCTGTAAATTGCTCCGGTCGCATACGCGGTGAGCGCAGGCGTAGCCGAGGCAGTGATGGAGTTTGTCCCCGCCACTGACGTGAGCTGGCTATTGATGCCAAAAGGATCGTTGATGGACGGAATGCCGTCGTAAGTGCCGATCAGTTCGTTGTCCGAATTGTAGAGGACAAACTTCAGCAAAATGCCGGTGGCCTGCCAGATTTCGTTTGGGGTGCGCCCGCCCGCGTTCAGGATGATCGGGTTGGTGTTGGCTACTGTTCCAGTGCTACTTGTATAAGTTGCCAACGGCGTGGTGGTGCCAGCCGCGTAACTGTACAGCTTGCCGCCAACCAGCGGAGAACCGTTGTCATCAAAGAACTGAGCGCCTGCGCCAGCAAAAGCCGAAAGGTTGTAGGTTGTCATCGTCCGATCCTATAGTATCTGAGCCACGGACAAGATC